GAGAACAAGTGTCAGACACTACCGCTCCAGCTCCTACCGAAGAAGCGGTAGAAGCTGCTAAGGTGGAAACTGTTGAGGCAGCTCGCCCAGCCTTTTTCACCAAGCCTCGCCTAGAGTTTACGAAGGCGAAGTATCTCGAAGCTTCAATCCGCGCCAAAGTTCTTGGCGATGACGCTTCACGTCAGTATGTTTTAGCAGCTGACGACACCACAACCAACAACGCTGGCTTAATTCCAACTCGCCAGCTAACCGAGATTGTTAATCCTCTCTCAAATGCTGATCGTCCAATTATTGACGCGATTTCTCGCGGCACACTTCCAGACGCAGGTATGACCTTCGAAATTCCGAAGATTACAGCTGTGCCAACTGTTGCTGAGGTAGCAGAAGAAGGCGCAATCGGCGAAACCGGAATGACATCAAGCTTCATTACTGTAAACGTTAAGAAGTTTGCTGGTGGACAAGAATTCTCAGTAGAGCTACTTGATCGTTCCAGCCCTGCTTTCTTTGATGAACTCGTTCGTCAAATGGAATTCGCTTATGCTCGCGCAACAGATGATTTCGTAGTTTCTGAAATTGGAAACAACGGAACTCTAAACGCAACTGGACAAGCTGAATCTGCGGCTGGCCTTGTAGCTTATGCTTCAAGCGCTGCTTCTGCCGTCTATGCCGCTTCACTTGGCTTCGCAAGAAACATCGTTGTTTCTCCGCAACAATGGGGCAACATTATGGGTTATGCCGAATCTTCTGGCCGCCCAATTTTCACAGCGTCTTCACCATCAAACGCAGCTGGCGTAGCAACACCAACTTCACTTCGCGGAAACGTCCTTGGGTTAGATCTTTATGTAGATCGAAACATTGGGGGAACTGGCGATACTGGTCTTGGCGATTACTCAATGGTTGTTCTCAATCCAGAGTCTTACACTTGGTATGAGTCCGGTCGATTCCGTCTTGAGACTAACGTAATAGCAACTGGACAAATTAAAGTCGCATATTACGGCTACGGCGCACTTGCTACAAAGGTAGGCGCTGGCGCTAACTGGTTCAACAAGAGCTGATAAATCCCAATAGTGACGGCCAGTCCGCTCCCGAGCTGGCCGCTCACCTAAAGAATGAAAGGATGACGAAATGCCGACAATCGTTACAGCCACTCAGCTAAGGGCGGTTCTTGGCGTTTCGTCATCTTTATATAACGACGCTTATCTTGATGACATTATCGACACTTCAGAGAATTTAATTCTCCCAATGCTCGTAACTTATTCGACGAGAATTGAGAAAGTTAAATTAACCGATAACGTCGCTTATTATCAGACGTCAACAATTCACGAATTTAGCGAAGGTCAATCCGTCGTCATAACTGGTTGCGGTTCACCTTTTAACGCAACAGTTACCGTAACTGATGACCTGATTGAGCCTTATGTCTTCACAGCCGCTATAACTAACGCAGACATTATCGAGCGCAACGTCATCCCGGCCGGAACTGCCACACTATCCGGCGCTTCCACTTATGTAGGCAACGCTAACGTTGAAAACGCGGTTATTATTACTTCAGTCGAAATCTTTCAAGCGAGAACTGCCGCAGGTGGGCAGATCGAGGGAGTGGACTTCACAGTCTCACCTTTCCGGCTTGGCCGCTCCCTCTTTAATAGAATTTCGGGAATCCTTGGCCCATATATCGACACAGAGACGATGATCGGATAATGCCATCAATTTCAGAGGATATTCGAGCCGCAATTAAAACAGCTTTGGCTAATGTCAGCGCTAACGTTTACGATCACGTCCCTGAAGCACCTCAAGTTCCAGCCGTCGTAATAGTTCCCGATTCTCCTTATATGGAGATGGAAGTTCTTGGCAAAGTTACGACTCGAGTTAAATTAAATTACACAATCTCGGCGGCAGTTGCCTATTTATCCAATCCAGCTTCATTAGACAATTTAGAGAAGCTAGTTCTTAGTATTCTTGGCGCTTTATCGGCGTCCAAGTATGAGTTATCAACGGTTAGCCAACCAGCGGTAACTCAAGTCGGAACGGTAAACTTACTTGTTGCCGACATAAGCTTGAGCGTCCGCTACGAGCAAACCGCATAAGGAGACCCAATGACAACTATCATTACTGGGCGCGATGTGACCTTCACACTAGACACGAAGCCATACGACGCTCAAACAACTTCAGCGACTCTCAGCGCTGAAACAATTATCGAGACCTATCAGACCCTTGATGGTCGCGCTTACAAGTCCGTTGATAAGCAATGGACGTTCACAATCGAACTACTTCAGGATTGGGGCGCAGGTGGCGCTCACGGATCCCTATTCGAATCAATGTGGTCAAATGCTGAAAACGCACCAAACAGCACTGTTCAAGTAGTATTCACAGCCGTAACTGGCGCAGTATTTACTTTCAACGTTTTGCCAATCTTCCCAAGCGCAGGTGGCGCAGCTCCCGGAGCTCTCACCGATACTTGGACTTTGACAGTCGTTGGACAACCTTCAGAGTCTTACACCTAAGAGATCGGGGAATCGGGAGCTATGAAACTCAACTTAACAATTAAATATACAAACGGCGAATTGGAAACCTACACCGCAGGGCTTCCTGAGTGGGCTAAGTGGGAACGGAAAACTGGTAAGTCGATCTATAAAATGACCGACATTAAAGAATACCAACAGACCGACTTCTTATTCTTGGCTCACGCCGCCTATGTCAGAGCTTCAGCTGGTAAGCCATCTAAAGCCTATGACGTTTGGGAACTTACTGTTGATGAACTAATAATCGGAGACATCGAAGACCCAAAAGATTCCCAACCGGAAGCTTAAATCGACTCATTCTAGAGTTGGCAATAGCGACCGGAATCCCAATGAGCTATTGGGAAGACGCGGACGATTTAGTAACTGCGATTGATATATTGAAGGAGCGAAATGGCGGAGGTAGGGCTTAGTCAATACAGCCAACGCGAACTTCGCACACTCGCCAAAGCCTTTACTTTGATGGGAGAACAAGCCACAGATGAAGCGAAACAAGTGGCAGGAGAGATGGCTGAATATGCTCTCAAAGAAATCCAACAAGCTGGCTATGCGCGTCAAAAAGCAGCAGGAGCAGTTAGAGCAACAGTTGATGGCGCTAAAGTCTCAAAATCCTCAAAGACAGGTCGAATCGATATTGGCTTTGCGCGTCAGCGTTTATCTGGTGGCGGTAACACACAACAACTTTGGGGCGGACTTGAGTTTGGATCTAATCGCTTCAAGCAATTCCCAAGTTGGTCTGGTCGATATGGGCGAGGATCTCGGGGCTGGTTTATTTATCCAACCCTTCGCAAGATTCAGCCTGAATTAACCAGCAAGTGGGAAAGAACAGCCGACGAAATTGTAAAGAAGTGGGCTAACTAATGGCTAGAGATTACAGAACATTAAAGCTGGAGATTCTTGCTGAGACGAAACAATTCGTCGATGATATGAAGAAATCCGAAACCCAAGTCGAGGGATTCGGTGGCAAGATGGAGAAATTCGGCAAAGTGGCAGCGGCCGCTTTCGCCGCAGCTGCGGCAGCAGCCGTCGCTTATGCTGGCAAGTTAGCCATCGATGGCGTTAAAGCCGCTATTGAAGATGAAGCTGCTCAAGCGCGATTAGCCAAAGCATTAGAAAGCGTTACTGGTGCTACAAATACACAAATCGCCGCAGTCGAAAAACAAATCGAAAAGATGTCGCTTGCTTTTGGTATATCCGATGAAAAGCTTCGTCCAGCCTTCCAGCGTTTAGCGACAGCCACCGGATCATTAGCCGAGGCTCAAGATGGACTTCAACTGGCGCTTGATATTAGCGCCGCGACTGGTAAATCAGTTGAACAAGTATCCAACGCATTAGGTAAAGCCTATGAAGGCAATACCGGAGCTTTGAGCCGACTTGGTATTGGATTATCCAGCGCAGAAATTAAATCCCTTGGCCTCAAAGGGACAATGGATCAGTTGGCGGAAACCTTTGGCGGTGCGGCAACTACTCAAGCCAATACTTTAGAAGGTCAGATAAACAGACTCAAAGTTGGCTTCGATGAGGCTAAAGAATCGGTCGGAATGGCATTACTTCCGGCAGTTAAGGCTTTTATCGACTACATAACTAACCGACTAATCCCAATGCTTATCGAAGCAAAGGATCGAGCATTAGCTCCTATCAAAAAAGCGTTTGAGGATAACCGAGACGCAATCGAAAGCCTTTGGCAGTTCACGAAAGATTATCTTGTTCCACTTTTTGAGTTTACTTTTGTTAAAGCTATTGAAATTGTTGGTTATCGAATTGCTTCTTTAATTACGATTATTGGCAAGGTTGTTGATGGTATTAAAGCGATGATTCGAGAAGCCATTGATGGAATCAATTCCCTAATATCTCTCATCAACCGAATTCCCGGCGTAAATATCCCGGGCTTAACTACTCCAAGTTTCGCTACCAGCGCTGGCGGCGTAGGTCTTCAGAGAGTATCGGCTGGTTCAGCCGGAGCTTTGGGCGGATTAGTTGGAGCATTAGGCGGATTAAGTTCATCAATATCCGGCATTAGTTCTTCCGTAACTGGCGGTTCTAGGGGTGGCGGAACTGGTGGCACAGCTTCACAACGCCGAGCCTTATCACAAATCGAAAAAGACTTTGCTTCACTTCAAGGATTAGTTGCTCAATTAACAGGTGGCGAAATACCATCAATAGCGCCAACCAATACTTTGTCAGCCGAAGAATTGCGCTTTGGCCGAGGCGTCACAATCAACGTAAACGCTCCCTCAGTAATCGACGAAGTAGGATTTACCCGAGCAGTAGTAGACGCTATGAACAGCGTTGAACGAACTTCAGCTGGCGGATACAGCGCTCTATTTAAGTAATTATGACTCTTTGGAATCCTGAATATCGCGTAAAGGTAAACGGAACTACTGTTACTTCTGCGACCTTAGCCGGGATGACAATTACCAGCGGTCGAACCGACATCTACGCTCAGCCACAACCCGGCTACGCCAACATCTCACTTTTAGAAACAAATGAATCGGCCGTCAATTACGAAATCAATTATCCAATCTCAATAGAAGTTAAAGACACTTCCGGCGCTTACGTCTTCCTCTTTGGCGGCTTTATTGCCGACTTAGGTATTGAGGTGGCAACTAGCGGAGCAACTGCCCTAAGCCAACGAATAAACATCTTGGCCGTAGGATCATTAGCTCGATTGGCTAGGGCGACATTTAGTGGCAACATCGCAAGTGATACAGATGGCGACCAAATTTACGAAGTCTTGGCTGGCGTCCTATTCGATACTTGGGCTGAAGTCCCAGCCGCTACCACTTGGGCAAGTTATGACCCAACTGTTACTTGGGCTAATGCCGAAAATAGCGGATTGGGTGAAATTGACCGACCCGGTGATTATGACGTTGATAGTCAAAGTAACGTTCTAAGTGATGTTTATTCTTTAGTCAGTCAATTGGCTACTTCCGGCCTTGGTTATATTTATGAAGACGCTCAAGGTCGAATTGGCTATGCTGATAGCACACACCGAAGCGAATACCTAGCCGCCAATGGTTACGTCGATCTTGATGGCAATCACGCCATCGGCCCGGGACTGAATATCGTCAAAAGGGCTGGAGATGTTCGCAACTCCATAACCCTTACTTACACAAGTTCCGGTAATAGTTCTTATACGACCTCGGACGCTACGTCTATTGGCGATTACGGACAATTAGCCGCGACAGTAAATACAACACTTAAAAACGCGGCAGACGCTCAAAGCCAAGCCGCCTTTTACCTTGCTATCCGCGCCTATCCTCAATATCTACTCAAATCCATTACCTTTGAGGTTCACAGTCCCGAAATTGACAACACCGATCGCGACGCTTTACTTAATGTCTTTATGGGACTTCCCTTAAACATCCAAAACCTTCCAGCCAATATGGTTGGCGGTGAGTTCCAAGGATTCGTTGAAGGTTGGACTTGGACAGCTTCTTACAACCGTCTAAGACTTACTCTAAATGTCTCACCTATCGCTTACTCTCTCCAAGCCTTCCGCTGGAACAATGTCCCGGCGGCTGAAACTTGGCAGACAATATCCCCAACCCTAGATTGGCTTAACGCTACAATAGTCGCTTAAAGGAGAACAATGGCAACGACAACGAATTACGGCTGGACAACGCCGGACGACACAGCTCTTGTCAAAGATGGCGCTTCTGCCATTCGGACACTTGGCTCGTCTATTGATACGACTGTTTTCAATAATGCTAACGCCGCAATAGCAAAAACAATAGTGGACGCAAAGGGCGACATTATCGCCGCTACTGCCGCAGATACAGTTGCGCGTTTAGCGGTAGGCGCAAACGACACAGTTCTCACTGCCGACTCAAGCACCGCAACCGGATTAAAATGGGCAACCGTTGGTGCTGGCGGTATGACAACTTTAACCTCGGGAACTTTATCAGGTTCGGAAGTTGATTTAACTTCAATTACTGGAACTTATAGAGATTTAATTTTAAGAGTATATAATTTTAAGCCTGCCACAGATGAAAGATCTATTAGAGTAAGATTTAATAACGATACAAGCACAAATTACTTTTATGGAACTCAAACAATCGAAGTGGGTTCAGGCTCAACTTTTTTGGTTGTTACTGATAATAGCGACAATACAGATGCCAATGGTGTTCTAGATATGAGAATTATTAACTACGCAAGCACTTCTTACAATAAATTAGTTGATGCCATTTCTTGGGTTAATAATGCGACAACTCCAACAAATATGAATTTAAGATTTACAGGAGGAATTTATATTTCGGCAAGCGCAATCACATCAATCAAATTTTATCCAGCAACCGGAAATTTTACATCAGGAAATTACGAACTTATTGGAGTCAAATAATGAGTTACACAATTAAAATTCATAATGTCGAAACTGACGAAATTATCGAGCGCGATATGACACCGGAAGAAATAGAAATCAAAGAAAAAGAGAACGCAGAATTAGCGGAAAAGAAAAAAGTATTGGAAACACAAGAAAAAGAAAAAATTGCCGCTCGCCAAGCAATTCTTGATCGACTTGGTCTAACCGAAGAAGAAGTGAGATTGCTACTTGGCTAAATTATGCCGAGCTGGTATTCAACTTCGAGAGCAGATAGATGACGATTATCCGAGCCGCGATCGCCGTAGCGATGGCTGGATTGCTGATAGTCGCCATCTCGCTAAAGGCACTTCAGACCATATCCCGGTGGATGGAATCGTCAGAGCAATAGATGTTGATTCCGACCTTCAAGCTCACAAAGAAGAAGCCCACTCACTCGCCGAGCGAATTAGACTTTGCGCGAAGCGAGGGGACAAGCGGATTAAATACGTTATCTATGATCGCCGTATTGCTTCCAATCGTCTCCGCTGGCGCTGGCGTAAATACACCGGAAATCCCCATCAATCGCACATCCATATAAGTTTCAATCCATCGGGAGATCAAGACGGAAGCTGGTTCGACCTCGAAGGGAAAAATAAATGAAAAACTTAATCGCTCGTATTAAAAGCCCAAAGTTCCAAGAGGCATTCAAGGATTACTGCCTAGCAGTAGCCGCCTCAGCTGTAACTATGGGAGTCTCTTTGCTTCTTGACTTTGCTCCCGAATACGCCGTTTTGATTGGCGCTATCACAGCTCCAGCCGTTCGCTGGGCAGATAAGAACTCTCCGCAGTATGGACGCAAGTAACGTCGCGGCCTTCGTAGCTTCGGTCTTAGGCTCAATCGGCCTATTAATCGCCGGACTTCGATACATAATAAAACTTGAGAACCTTCCCATAATTTCGCGCCTTGACAAGTTAGAATCTGTCGTTGAAGTCGCATTAAGGGAGAGGATTACAAATGGCACAAAGAAGACGCGTCGCTAAGAAAGCGCCAAAGAAGCGCAAAGTTCGCAGACCGCGCACAGTAGCCAATCCTTTTCCCACAAAGCTTGAGCAACGATTTATTGA